ATGCCGGATAGAGTTCAGACTTGGTAAAACCGTCCTTTAAGCAATCGTGAGGACACCGGGCTAAAATTCTGCCTTACCTGGGAAACCGGGACTTGGTTGAGAAACCCTCAATTAAAGTAAAGAATTAGTTGGGAACTCTAAAGTTCTGATTGCAAGTTGGTTGTAAAACCTGATTACCTGTAATGTAAATCCCACCTGACTGTAAAACCAAATAATCCCCACTGTTAAAGGATTCTATCTTTTAACCAAGTCTTCTCTAATCCTGTTTGGTTTAGAAAATAAGGAAACTTACTTGGTTTATAAAAGATGGAAGTTTTGTCGTGTTTACCTGTAGCCCGAAGGCAATAAAAGAAAAGGAGAGCCGAAGCCCTCCCAAGAAATTACCAGGTTTCGTGAGTGTCGTCCACCACCCATTCACCCTTGATGACGGATTTAAATACTCTGACCTTCATCCCTCTGGATGTGGAGTATATTGTCCCACCACCAAATGACTCAACAACACGGTATTTGTCTTTCACTTTCAGTACCAAACCTCCATCCCACTCAGGATGAGAGAGTTCTACCGTATCAGCGTCAATGAGTTCTGCCTCTGCCTCTTTGAACAAATCGAACATCTTGCGACCACCGAGAGATTTCCATTGTGGGCGAACATAATCCATTGAGATTTGCGGCACAAAAAATTTGTGACCTTCAACCTCAAATACTGCACACCCGCAATCCTTGTTCCGAGAAATTCCCATTGATAAGGTCATAACCAAATCCTCAATACGTTAACTACAACAAAACTAAAGGGGCGTAGCCCCCATAAAAACCAACATTAGACAAGTTAGGCGTTCTTTAAGTCATTAATCTTGTTCTTTAGTTCCTGAATTTTGTTTTCTTCAAATGATATGAAGAAAACGTTATTAAACTTGAAATGTTCCAAGAGCGCAATGCGCTCCTGAAGTTCCCATTCCAATATCTCAAGTGTATTTGTAGTTCCCATAATCAGACAAGACTAACATCAAAACCAATTAGGCGTTAGCCTTGTACTGCGAATGACAAACGGGGGAATTTCACCCCAGGAAGTTATTGTGACTGCAAGGCTGCAATCAAATCGGCTTTCCTCATAGAGCCATATTTGGGTATAGCCCTTTGTTTGGCTATACGCTTGAGTTCTTTTACAGTCAGGGAGTTGTAATCCAAGTGCAAGGACTTAGATTGCTCAAATTGAGCATCTACTTTCCTCCACAGGTTATCGCCAGGCTTTGGAAACCTAGGAATCATTCGTTCCTTGGCTAATTGAATTACATTTACTTCAGGCTCAGACCCTTGGGAGTCTGAAGTAACTTGAACCCAAGAAATGTCGGCAATTCTAGTATTCGGAATAACGTTTGTTTGAAGTCGTTCAAATTGACCAGCGTCGGTCCAAATTGTTTCCATGTCAAGAATGATATCCGCTGTCATTGCAGCAGCTAAACCAACTGCTAAAACCAAGCAGAAAATTACTGAATAATCCATGAGAACCACCATCTATTTTGCTAACTACAATTACTAGAGAGGGCGTAGCCCACATAAAAAAAAGGGGCAATTGCCCCTGTGCCTATGACGAAAGTCTCATGGACTCCTCGTCAGGAGAGTACTTAAATCCGCAAGATTCAAGTAACTCCCTGAGATTGAGGTTGATGCGAGTGTCGTAGTAGAAAACGATATTGCCACGGCTATTGACTGCCATTTCAACGGCAGTCTTTAGCTTGAGGTCTAAGTTGGGGTGAGCCAACCACCACTCATAATCATCCATGTCGTCCCCACTAGCGGGGATATCTTTACCATTGACTTTAATAGAGAGCAGTTGCTCTCCTGTTACTGGGCAGACCTTGAGGCAAACCTGAAAGTTAACGCCTAAATTAACTTTGCCTTGGTTGGCAAGTGTTCTCACACAAATTGCGTCTAAGACTTGTGAAGGAATTTCCTCCACAAAGAACTCGCAACGATTTAACCGCTGAATGCTCCAACGCTGTTGGAACTTACACTTGTGGCTCTGCAAATATGAGCAAAGCTTGTCTCCCAGGTAGCTGGGAACTGCAATTAGGTAACAGTGGATGTGCGATGTACATCCCCATTCAGGGATATACAGAACTTCAAACCTTGGGTCAGACATAGCTTACACTTGGTTAACTACGCCACAACTAGGGCGCGTAGCGACCATAAAAAAAAGGGAATGGATAAACCACTCCCTAATAAGTTAGAACCCAACTAGTGGGTCTACAGAGTGGAACATAAGGTCGTTCCACAGTCCAGCCTCAAGTTGAGTTTGTGCGCGAAGTTCCAAATATAATTTGATGTCACATTGGGTGACAAACCTGGACTCGAGAATTTCTGAACAGACGTTCAGAGACGTTGGTATGTGATACTCCGGATAATCTTCATCCGGAGTTATGTCATAGTCAGCTAGTGACCACAACACAGCCGCCAAATCAGCATCAGAAAGTGTAGCAAGAAACTCTGTAAACATAGCAAACAACCCAATAAACTACACCAATTAGTTGGGAGCGTAGCGACCCATAAAAACTTCATTGGTTTAAAATTGAGGGCATCACCCCCTTTTTTCTTTTGGTTAAAATAATATATATAAATTGAGTTTGCCCCCTCAAATATATATAAATAATATAGTGACGTTATTCAAATTTCCCCTCAAATATATATAAATAATATAGTGACGTTATTGAAATTTATAAGGTCAAAAAATATATATAAAACTGTACACATACGCAAAAGAAAATATCCACCCTAACTCGCATAGGATGGATAAAGTGAAGTAGTTAAAGTGTATTCTTATAGTTCCTAGAAACCATAATGTGAATAACGGTTTTCAACTGAGTTGAGATATTCGTTTTCATAGTAGTTGTCTTCTTCTATTTCCAGTTGTAGGGATGCAATAACATCAGCAAATAGATTGAGAGTTTTGTCAAGAAGGAGCGTAGTCATAAGTCACAAATTACAAACATCACCATTTTTAAGGCGTTAGCCTTTGTAATAGGAAAACTACTGCAAGCAAAACAAATACAGGATTTAAAATGGAATCAATAATCGAAAAACAAGAAGAGATAATTACTCAATTGCAATTAGCAATAGAGCATTATTTAGAAAAAGGTGACTTAGAGACAGCACTTGTTTATTCTGAGTTATTTAAACTTAATTGCGAAGCTTATAAGTCTTTAGTTTGTAATAAAGAGGCTAAAGAAGAAAAGCCTGTATTTAGATTTGGGAAAGAAAATCCTCAAGCTATTTCTCAAAAACAGATACCAGTAACAACAGGTAAAAAAGCTAGACAGGATTATGAAGCTAGAATGCTCAACGAATATTTACAACAACTACCTCAAGGTGCTGTTGTAAACAAGATTCAATCTTACCAAGAACCAAAGACTTTAGTTTCACAATACAGTTACGGTGATGGACAGGACAACCCCAAGATTAGAGCTAATGATGTTAATGGTAATTGGGGTAAAAATGGGGAACCTAATCAAATTATTACACCACCACAACAGTTGATTAACAACTCCAGGATTGCTAACACAGAAATGAGTGAGGAAGACAATTTATGGGGAGAAGACCCACGTAGAAGTCTAAATAAAAGATAAAGGAAGAAATGCAAATAAAAGATATTGAGCTAAATATGGAGACCATAGGCATTATTTGTTCAGTAATTGGTTTTATCTATCAGATTGCTAGAATGGAAGCAAAAATAGAAGATTCAATTGAGGCAGTAAATAAAAAGTTAGAACTTCACATTGAAGAGGTAGCCGGAGACAGAAAAATGATTGAATACAAAATGACTACAATTACAGAACAAGTAAAAGAAATTGTAAGTTGTCTTCACAATGGAGATAAATAAAACAAAAACCTATTACAATCTAAAGAAAACAAATGTATGGTTACGAGATTATGGCAACAATTAACCAAATATTAGAAGCTGTATATGCCAGAGAATACAAACAAAATGTAGGTGGCTCTACTCTTGTCATTCACAACCACCTAGCTCAAATGATAATGTTTGGGGTTAGACAAGGAATAGAAATATACCCAGACCAGGACGATGATTTTGATAGTAGAAAAAAGTTTTTAGATAACATCTGGAAGCAAAATAAGGTTGGCATTTACCTAGATGAAATTTGGAAAAGACATCTAGGTAAAGGTCAAGTTCTTTTCTATCTTAGACCAACCAAAGAAGGTAGTTATAAATTTTATTTCTTTGACAAAGATGAGTTTAGAGACTACTATAATCTTGATGGTGAATTGAATGAAGTTGTAATCCGTTATTCTTATAAAGAGCGTGGAAATTATCAGAATCAAACTAAGTGGATTAAGTTAACAATTAATTCTGAAACAATTACACAGACTTATTCTGAAGCTCCTCCTAACTTTGAACAAGACCAGCAGGCAATTTTTTCAACTAATGTTAAAACCACTAAGAATACTTTAGGTTTTATCCCTTGTGTTGTTGCTAAAAATAATCCGTCTAAACCAGGAGAACCCGGAGTAGGTGAGTTTGTTCAACTAGCATCTCAAATAGAAAAACATGACAGCCAACACCTAGCTATTGATGAAAACCTAGACTTTTTTGGTAATCCGAGTTTAGTTACTACACGGTCTATTAAAGAAGTTGTTACAGAGGCTTATGAAGACAGACGTAAATCCAGGACAATGTCTAGTGCCTCTGGTTTTTATGGCTCTACTCCTAGTACAGTAAATCAAGACCCCACAAACTATGGAAAGAGTGTAAACGGCAAAGTTAAAAAAGTAATTGGTAATGTTCAGGGAGATGAAAGATTTGGATATATAGCACCTGACCCTATATCTCCTGACCATGTGCGCCATGTACAAGATAATAGAGAAGCAATCCATTACGCTCTAGGAGGAATAGATGAAAGAGGAATTAGTTCTAACGCCACAGCTTACGCGAATAAATCGGTTTACGGTAGAGTTAATGCAACAGCATCCAAAAAATGCGAAGCTATATACACCTACGGCATCTGCAAACTGTTCGAGATGGCAATTGCAGCGGAAGAGGACTTATTTAGACTCTCACTTGCAGCAGCTTTAAATAAGTTTGATAAAGAAACTGGACAACCAGATATTTCGCAAATAACTAATGAATTTATTGCAGGATTACTTGATAAGAATAAAATCCCACCCAATGTATTTGGCTTATCTCCAGTAGGAAGAGTAAAAGGACAGTTACAACCTATCGGGAGTAGAGAAGTTAAATGGCGACATAAAGGGGAAGTATTTGAGCCTGACGCAAATGATATCCAACGAGCTACTATTGCAGCTAGAAACTATCAGGAATTAGGAGTAAGAAGTCTTGAGGCTTTAAGAACCGTATTTCCTAATAAAACTGAAAAAGAATTAGAAGCAATGTTGCAAGGTGGATACCCATTTAGATATATGAGTGCAGTTGCATCTTCTACAGGGCAAATGCTTCAGCTTTACGGACAAATGGGACAACTGCCTAACAGTCAAAATAATGCTCCTTTAGCATCTGAAATACCTCTCATCCCATTGATAAATAGGTCAATTCAAACCCTTTACCAGGAATTAGATTACAACCCTGAATTAACTCCAGTACAACCTGGAGACATCCCTAACTATTCAACAGGATATTCAAATTATGACCAATACAGCAATCAACTTCCCATCTCAGGGGTCAGCGGCAATGCAACCGGAGTATCAACCTCAACAAAGTCCAGGTCAAGTAGTTCAATTTCCCCAGCAGTCCCAACCTACCCAACCCCCTTACAGTCATCAGGAGTCCTACCCCTCAACGGAATCAATCAACAGAGCCAACAACCCGGACTCATGGAAGGACAACTTAATCAACAACTTGCTATCCCGCCTGAGTACACCGTTGGGATTCCCTCAGCAGGGGCAACAGTCACGGACGTTACCAGGAACTCACAACCCCAACAACCCTTACTCGGTAGTCAACCAGGTTACGGAAGCACGCCAGCAGGCATACCCCCAGACCTCGCAGTATCAGCAAGAGAACCCGGTAGTATCTGGCAGCAGCTATTCCCAACATTCTCAAAAGCTTTTACCAAACGTAAACCCAAGCCAAAAAACTGATAACTTCCCCGGTAGAAGAAATTACTCTAACAGTTCAACTGAAGAACTGATTCAGCAATTCGGACCACGTGCTGCGGAAATTCTAAACGAGTACGCTTGTCAGCTTGAAGATAAAATGGAAGCATTGACTCAAGCTTATCAAGAGTCAATGGCTTATAACGTCCGCTCTTTCGAGACTATTCAGGCGTTAGCCCCACACATTCAACGTTATCAAGCAATGGAGAACTTGATGACCGACCCTGATAGTTTAGCTGCTTATACGGTAGATTTCTTTACTTACGTTCAACCATTACCAGAACGTCCTAACGCAGCACCACTAGTTAGACCTGACTTCCCAGCAGTTCTTAGCAATCCTCAACCTGGAGTTCCTGACTTATCTCAAATCCACCCTTCAGAGCGATGGAAAGTAGCTGATGCTATGGAACGTCAAGGTATGTGGGAAGGTAAGGTCTTGATTCAGGTATAGATTTTATGGGAGTTCAAATACTCCCTAATTAAATTATTCAGAGAGAAAAATTATGGCAACTGCAATAGAATTAGCCGCAATGGGCTTAATACCCGCAGGAGTTTATGGGGCTAACGCCTTAATTGGCGGTGAGGGAGATAGATTTGATGAGAAATGGGAAAGAACAGCAGCAAATACAGCAGGGAATCTAGCTGGCGGCTTGGCTGGATATAGAACTTTTGGAGGCGGTATTCCTGGAGTTCTTGCCGGAACTATTGGTGCATTGGGTGGTGGTTGGCTATCAGACAGAGTATCAAATGTTTTTGATGCAGATATGGGACTTACTCAAGAAGGATATCGGCAGCGAGTCCTGAATGGTGAAGTACCTATGGATAGAATTTCTCCCACAGAATTACTTAATGCACATCTTGAAAAAGACCCCATAGCTCAACAAGCTATGTACCAAGAAAAGATTCGCCAGATAAGGTTGATGCAACAAGAAGAACAACGTCAACAAAGGTTAATAGAGCAAGAGCAAGAACGTCAGAAGATTTTAAATTACAAAGCTCAAATGGCTCAAATGTCTCAAATGTCTCAACAACGAGGAGCGTAAGTAATGCAAGCTAATGATGCAATGAGAATACTTGGTAGTGCAGCCGCTATGGGACTACTTGGAAGTGGTGGTGCATTAGCCTATAATGCTATCTCTAAACCAACACTAGATGAATATGGTAATACAATTGAGTCTAATGATATCAACCCTTTTGTTGCTGCTTTGGGTGGTGCAGCAATAGGGGCGGCAAGTAATTATGGGTTTAACAAATGGGTAAAAAATAGAGTTCACAATAATTTAGATGCTCGCGCTCGTGGAATGAATGCAGGTGTATCGTCACAACCCCAACAGTCGCCGGATATTGATATTGATATTGATGTTGCTGAAACCGTAAAACCTCCGTACCCTGATTTTCGCAATATGAGCGATGACCAGTTTAAAGAGTTTTATACCACCAGGCATGATTACAGCGGGTCAACAAACGACAGAAAAGCAATTCATAATAGAATGTCAGACATTGTAGGCAAGGAAGTAGAGAAATATGAACAAACAGCACAAGTGGCGCAAGTGTCACAACAACCTCAATCAGTTAAACCTGCTTCTAATTGGCGTGATTTAGACGACCGTGCTTTTATTCAAGCCATTAAAGATATATCAGACCCTGAAGGTGGGTTTTACACAACGCCTGAAGACAGTTATTATGTTAACCAAAGAATTTCTGAGATAAAAACTGCACATCCTGAATGGTGGAAACCAGTACCTTCTAATCCAGGTCTAGGTGGTATGACAATTGACGTTAATGCTGAACGTCCAGTTGTTCAAGTAATTCCACTTAACCCAATGGAGCTACAAAACCCAATGTCTCCACCTGGAATGAAAACTGTGGTAATAAAACAACCACCTAAAGAACCAGGACAGGAAATGATGGAAGAGGCTTTAAGGTTACGGGAGTTGGCTGCTAGGCAACAGCAGGAGTTGGCTGAACAGCAAAGACTTCAAAATCTCCAGCCAAAGTACCATCCACGTGATGTAGATGAGCTAACAGCATCTATACGATGGTTAGAAGATAATAGAGTTAATTACGAGGCTCGAAAGCAAGGTAATACGCATTCCAATTTTGATGTATTTGGTGAAGCTGATGGATATTGGGAGGCTCAAAAAAAAAGAGCGTAGTTGATACGCCAGAAAGAACTTTTGTTGGTGGGAATTACCGTAATAGAGAGAATTCAAACAAACTTCCTCAATGGGCTATTGATGCACAGAATAGACCCTATACCCCGCCAAGTGACCCACCGGGAAATAGATTAATTGGTGGAAACTTTGAAGGAAGAGGTAAATATAGCTTGCCAGCTTGGGCAAGCAATAATGCCAGAAAAGTAGAATCTCAAATAGCAGAAATGCAAGATGAGGTAAACCAACAAATTATCAACTCAAGGAATTACGATTCTCGATTTGGTGATGATGTCCAAGAATACCGCATTGCTCCTACTGTAGATTATGATAGTCTTTTACAAATCATAGAAGAAACAGGAGGATTGGGTAACTTAAGTCAAGCTAGGAGTGACGCTAGAGACAGAATGGATATTATTCACAATCGTGTCCACAGAAGATAAATAAACAAAAATAAATCCCTTAATCGCAAGGAACGATTAAGGGACTAAGCCTGTAAACAACTATATCTAAATCTTATATTTCCTATGAGGTTATTAAAAAATAAATGGCTTTTATTGATGCAGATTTTCCCATTCTTTTAGGACAAGAACTGTATCGCCCTGATGCTAAATACATTATGAAATACATTACTCGACCACGGGTAAAACATGATTTCATGAAGCAGCCGGGTGACAATATTCAGTTAGACAGATACGCATTCTGGCAAACCCCTGAAGCTGGCTTCAATAAAGCTGCACGTCAACGGGGTGCTACTCAGGTAATTGGTGTAAACAACTCTCGGAATATCACCAAAGATAAAGTGATATTAACTCTCGAAGAGTATACTGGACCAGCCGACCCAAACAATCCTGAAAGTCCATCTACTTTTCAGATTCCTATCAAAGACATCATGACTGCTCAACGCCAACTATGGCAATACGGGCAACGTGCGTTTCACGATAGTATTGGTAGTTCTAACCTTCTCCAGGACTTCCGTAAATGGGAAGACCGTCTATATACCAACGAGTTATTGAAGACAACTTTTATTTACAATCCACGGGGTATTGCCGATGGTGCAACGGTCAACCTAACTCAAGCTGACTTTGGATTTAACGGACAGCCACCTCAATTTAATGTCAATGACTTAGAGACCGTAGTAGCAGATTTGTTTACCCGTAACTGCCCACAGTTTGAAGATGGTAACTATGTCTGCGCTTGTTCTGCTATCTTTATCAAACACTTGAGAAGTGATAGCAAGTTCCTAGAGATTACCCGATACTACGCTAGTAACCCCAGCTTAGTTCCGGCATCTGCCATGACTAACGGTGCTGCTGGTAGTTTTGCTCCTCCCCAAATAAACTTCAATGCTGCTCCTTGGCAATCTGGTTTAACTGGTGGGCAGGCAAACGATGTAATGGGCCAAGTAATGATGCCTATGGGTTTTGTTTTTGACGGCGTAAGATTTTTCGCCTCTAACAACTTACCTAAAGCACAGGTTACACTTAATTATACCAACTCTGTTAACACTACTAATGCACCTAATGGTAGTGCAGTTAGAACTGGAGAACTGGGAATCTTCTATGGGGCTGAAGCTATTGGGGTTGGATTAGGTGGTAATGGACCAGAAATTCTACTTAATAACAACGACGATTTTCAACGGTTTGTCATAGCCATTTGGAGATGAATATTGTCTCGCTACTTGGCAACAAGTAGGCAATAATTCGGTGAAAACGGTGGATGCCGCCACTTAAATGGCAAATACCGTGCCAAGCCAGGGGAAGAGTAATAAGTACCCAGGAAGGTGTAACGACTAATGGGTGAGCAACTCAAGCAATAATCCCAACACGAGTGCCGAACAACTCACTGAGTTGAAGAGATAGTCTGGACTTACAGGTAGTGGTTTAACTGTAAGAGCTAAAGGATAAAGAGCCTTTAGGGTAACATCCGTATATGGAAGCTGGGAATTACTAGACGCTAGATTTGTAACTACTTGTAGAAGTTTTACTAACTAGCGCAGAAAAGAGGGGGTAAAACCCCTCAATTTTTTTGTTTAAACGTGAGTCCAGGCTTCACCCTGTTTAATTCTGTTAATCAATTGATTAGAAACTCCATATTCTCTACCAATTGCACAACAGGATAGTCCTTGCTTTAGCTTTTCCCTTATCTCAAATATTTGAGATTCAGTAAGCTTGGAACATCCATGCTCAGAACCTTTTCTTGGTGGTAACTGGTAATAGTTTTGCCTTCCCTTTTTAATCATGTCTTGCATATTGTCTTTGTGAGTGCCAAGAAATAAATGCTTAGGATTAACACATTTTCTATTATCACATTTATGACAAACAATTAATCTTTCTGGTATTTCACCATTAGCTAAAATCCAAGAGGCACGATGTGCAGGATAATGAGCTTTGTTAGGGTCAAACCTAAATTGTCCGTAACCACCATTATTAATTCTGGCTTGCCATTCCCAACATTCATCCTCACCACACACGTCAACTTTACCCCAAAACCTTTCGGCTGGTGGTTTGCTAATTTTAACCATTGATTCACTCCTCAATAATTTCTTCTACAAAAGGTGCTATACCGAGGCTTAAATCTTCCTGCTCTGACTGAGCATAAGACCCTGCCATAACAGTTACTCCTCCGGCACAGCCAAAGAGTTCTTCAAATGAGTAAATCTTACCTTTAGGAACATCGGATAATTTAAGAACTTCACTTTCCTTTTTTCTAACAGGTCTACCTTTTTGACCCTTTTTAACTACTAACAATTCCCTATAACGGGGCTTTTTAGTAGAAGGTAATGTAATTGGCATATACCCTTTACATAAGCTGTGTTCTTTTTCGGGATTAAAAACTTCGTAACCACCCACAAAATAAGTCTTACCATCTCGGTTCATTAGAAGAACTACAGCTTCCCCAGGTTTCCACCTTGGAGGAATGTAGTCTAAATCCAGTTCAGATTTTTTCTTAACCATATTTTGCAGACGCTTTGCTTACTGCTCCGTTTATTTTGCTAGGAAAACTAAGTTCTAACTATTAGTTTACCAGAGCAGTTTTGCTGTTATAGCTTTTAGCTTTCACCAACACCGGGGCAATCGCCCCTTTATTTGAGAGGATAGTTGAATGGCTTTAAATATAATCAACACTTGTGACCGACAAAGTTCAGAGTCTTCTTTTACCGAAACTGTAGTAAGTAGAGGGATGTACAGTTACGGCTTCTGGAGAGGTTTTGCAACTCTTAAAGCTGGTGTAAGTTATGCCAGTGTTGATATTGTCCGCCCTTCCCAGCACCGTGGAACTTCCAATAACAACTCAATGTTGGTTTATGCCAATTCTCGGATTACCGGAGTTCGTTTAATCAATCGTGGTGCTATTACTTTAGGTGCTGCTACCGGAAAAATTAAGTGCGCTCCTACTTTAAATAATGCAACTGCGGCATTGTATGTAGAATCTGCTGCTGCGGCTTCTAACATTCTTGCTGTGCCTGCTGGTGCTGTAGAACAATTAAACTTTGATGCTGCTACAACTGTTGGTTCTAGTAACGTTACCTATCGTCTATTTGCTACAGATGGTGGTGCTGGTGCTGCTGCTGCTGCATCTACAATGACAGTTTCTACAGACACCATTATTGACGTGGAGATTGGATTTATAACTGTCAACCCATTTGGTACTCGTGAAGATTTTGGTTTCTTAGCACCTACAAACTAAAAGTAAATGCCCCTATTATTGGGGCTTAAATAAATTATTTAAAAGGAAATCATGGATAATCCTACAGATGAAATAACAATTAGAATAATTAATTTTTCATTGGACAATCTTTCTAAAAACTTTAGCGAAGAAAGTATTGGGTTTGAACTAAATGAAATTCTTAAAAAGTCTATTCATTATGGATTGACTGAATGGAAAGAGATGTATCTTAGTTGTCTATTAATCCTTGGGGCTTGTTTAAAATCTGTTAACGCAAATGCTTATAAAGCCTTTATAGATTTTGTTTTTGATGATGAGGATTACGAGAACAAGGAAATAGCGGAAG